CTGAACCGTCCGCCGCCCCCGCAAGGCTTGGGACATTAGCGGCGAAGTAATCAAAGACTGCGTTACCTGTAACTAAACCGCTTTCTCCGTTTGCTACTCCACCCGCACCATCAGTAGCGACTGCCTTTACTGCCGCCGCCCCTAAACCTAAGTTACTTCTTGCTGTTCCTGCGTTAGCCAAATCAGACAAGTTACTTGTCTTTACTAATTTTTGACCTAACGCAGTAGTAGTCGTAGCGGCGTAGTTAGCATCGTCTCCTAATGCCGCCGCCAATTCGTTAAGTGTGTTTAATGCAGTAGGCGCTGAATCTACTATCCCTGCAACCTCAGCATCAACATAAGCCTTAACCGACTGTTGGCTTGGTGGCCTTGTAGCCGAATTCGTAGCCATGTCGTCTTCATCAATTAGGTTCAATTGCGTATTTGTTGTGAAGGTTAGGTTACTTTGCATATAAGATTGTAGGACGCTAATATCCATTCTCTTCAATGCGCCTGCATCACTTAACACCAATTCATCAGTAGAAGCAAGACCGCTTGTTAAAGCAGTCTGCCCTGTAATGTCGCCTATAACAAAGTTAGATGAACCCGCAGTAGTAAAGTTTTGAGCGGCGATATAATCATAGACTGCATCACCCGTAACCAATCCTGCGTTACCATCTGCTACTGAACCTGTGTCCTTTGTAGCGGCACTACCCAAACCCAAGTTAGTCCTTGCTGTTCCTACATTAGTTAAGTCCGATAGGTTGCTTGACTTAGCAAGTTTAGTGCCTATATTATTAGAGACTGTTGTAGAGAACGAAGCGTCATCACCCAAAGCCGCCGCTAACTCATTTAATGTATTAAGAGCAGAAGGGGCGGAATCTACGAGACCGGCTACTTCTGCATCTACATACGCTTTGATAGATTGTTGGCTCGCTACCTTTGTTGCACTATTAGAAGCCATATTATCTTCATCGAGTAAATCAGACGAAATAGAATAATTGTTAGCGTTCATGGCTACGCTATCTAATTTATCTTTTAGCGTAGAAGTAAAGTTTCTTTGTGTTAAGCCACCATCACCTACTGAGTAAGTAGTATCTACGGGAACAGCCCATGTAAAAGAACCATCACCATCAGAGCGTAGGAATTGTGAAGATGTGCCGTTACCTGTAACATTTAATTTTGCGGCTGTTATTGCGTCATCTGCTATTCTTGCTGTTGCGAATGTTCCGCTTGTAATCTTACTTGCACCAATGTTTGGAATATCACTTGCTGATAAACCACCGTCAAGAATATTTATTTCAGCCTTGCTTGCTGTTATACCTAAGTTATCAATAGCGTTGGCTTGTTGTGTAGTGCTTAAACCTTGTGAGGCCGTATCTACTCTTAGTCTGTTACCAAGAGCAGTAGTCATAGTGGTAGAAAAGTTTGCATCATCTCCAAGTGCCGCCGCTAACTCGTTTAGGGTGTTTAGTGCGGCAGGTGAAGAATCAACCAAATTAGCCAATTCGGTATCTACATAAACCTTGATTGATTGTTGGGTAGCAAGATGTGTCGCCGAATTAGAAGCCATATTGTCTTCGTCTTTGACGGGAACGATATACTCTAAATTACCATTAACATCATCATACGATACACTAATAAAAGTTTGTGTCCCACCAAGCATACCACCTACATAGTCTTCTACCTGTTCAGCAGTAACACTTGCTTGAGCCGCAATAGCCGCCTCTGCCGCATCAGTAATATGTATAGTGCCTATAATATTTTGGTGCGGACGGTTTCTCGGCATTTTTCTCCCTCAGATGATTTAGTCTTTCTTACTCTTCGGCACAATGTTTCTTAACTTGTCTCCCACTTTGCCGTTAGTAGTCAAATACTCATCCATCTTTAGGTCGTGTTTCTGACGCAATGCTTCCATTTCCAATTCGTGCTTGATTCTCAAACCTTGCATTGTCCTTGTGTGGTTTTTATGTGCCTCTGTTGCCTCTACCTCTGATGCTAACTCATCGGGTAGAATGTTAATTTTTGCACTTTCTTTGCCCTTGAATAAATCAAGAACGGAAGTTATAATTAGTAGTGCAGGGCCACCCAAAAGACCTATAACAGTCAATTGGGAATCTGTAATGTCTTGCTTCTCTACAAGACTAAAGTAGGACGCTGATGAGGCTATAACTACCCATGATAAAACAACGGCAAAACCGAAGACAAGCATGAGCATATCGTTAGGGGCAGGCTTACGCATGGACTCCTAAGTAAGTTATTGATTTATCAATTATCCCCTTCTTTCTTTCCCTCTTGGGAATTTTCACGAGGTAATTCTCCGACTTGTGGTGCTACCGGAGATAAGTCCTTTCTTTCGTCTCCGTCCTTTGCTTTAGGCATATTTAGAATGTCTAATGATTGGTTCAAAGTTAGTATTCCCGACTCGTAACCCATGACCGCTCTCTGCATAACATTGAGAGGTGTTTCGCTATCCATAGTATCGAATCTGATTCTTGGTAGGTCTTGTTTTCTGTGTTCTATACCGATTAAATTTAAGTGCATCGAAAACAAATCGGCACAAGCCTGCTCTAATATTTTGTGCATACGAGAAATTGCTTGAACCGCCCATAGGTTTGCGTTGTATGTGGCCGCAAATGTTGAACCTCGCTCTTGACCTGCGGCTACTCTCGGCACTTGTAGAACGGCGGCAATATCTCCGTTGATAGAATCTAAGAAGTCGCTACTGTTTGGTAGAGAGTTTTCCAAATTAACATGGTGTAATTCTACATAGTGGGGTAGAACAGGTATTTGGTCTCCGCGTAGTCCCTCAAACAAAGAGATAACATCATTCATAATAGTATTCAATCTATCATACTGCTCCGCAGGGTCTTGAATATGCTCGATGGCGGATTTATCAATAGTGATAAATTGCTTAGTCATCGAGTCTTCAAGACTGATACGATTATTCATACTGTTATACTTCATGCGTATTGCTTGCTTTAGAGCAGAGAATCGAGATGCGCCCCAAACGCCGTAAGTGCTTCGACCTTTGTTATCTACAAACCAATTACTTCGGTAATCAACCTTAAAGTGTAAAATCTCTTTAGCCGAGATTGCCTTTTCGTATGTTGATGCTTCCCTAAGCATATATGTTACGGGTCTAATGATGGGGTTTTCTTTTGACGCTACGAAATATGACCCCAAGCCACCTCTCTCATCTACAATATTGACCTGTGCAACAGGTAGATTCTGCAATTCTAAGATACCCTGTCCTTGCTTTCCTACTATCTTGTTAATATCATTACCATAGACCATTAGGTTGCGCATGGCGTTAATCATAATGTCGTCAAAGTCGAGAGTATCTTCTACTAACTCGCGCACAGCATTTCTTATCTTTGCATTTTTCGCTTTATCATAATGTATCTCAAAATTGTTAGCGGTTAAAGATACGGCGCGCACAGCCCCGTTCAATTCGGGGTCAAGTTTCAACATGAGGTCATACATATCGAATTCGTTATCATAATTACTGTCTTTATTTAATTTTTCAGTATCTCTTACAATATCGGGAATACCCGCTACCGCTTTGAAGGTTTCATTTGTTGGAATTCTCTTTGGAACAGCCGCTTGCACATTTCTTCCAAGAAGTCTATCCAATAGTGTTCTCTCGGCCATAGCAATCCTACGCAACAGGTATCTTATAAGTATTCGTTTATTCTTTTCGCGTTTTTTTCGACTTTCAGAAGAAATTAATCGCCATACTGAACATATTTTTTCATTTTTTTTAATTTTTTCAAAGATGTGTGAGAGATGAAAACAGGGCAACCCCTACCCATACCATTGAAGAAATTGAAGAAAATAAAAAACCGTTATACTGCGAGCCTGTATTTTCTTCTACGGATAACAAAATGAATCAAACTAATTAAATACAAACGAATATTTATTAGTATCTTGCACATACGGGTGTTCATGGGGACGAAAGAAAACTTCGTTGGCGGCTATGATTTAATCGAAAAAGCGGTGAATGAAAGGTCGTGGGCAAACATAAGAGAATTGGCGCGGTATCTGCACAAGTTAGAGCCGAGATGTAGTGTAGAGGCTTGGAGAACAAGGACATATCGTTGGGCTAAGATGCAAGACTCTACGGTAAAGGATTTATTGAAGAAAGAAGACTATGATAGTATATCGCCGGTAGATAGGCATACTACAATGTATTACGATGAAAAGAACGATGTTTATTTGACTGCTAACTTGGATAATACAGGTATAGTAAAAATAGACGGAGAAATGCACAGGCAAATGAAGAAATCCTACTCTGACGATGGCGAAGGAGATACTATCGAACAGATGAGTAGAAAATTCAAGTTACCTACATCATTCCTTAGTAATTATGTAAAGATGTGCGGTTGGACTCACGGTATGGATATTTATACCGATGAAGAAATACAAAGTCGCACAATAGATGATTTAGTAGAAGAAAGCGTCAATATCAAGCGTAACAAGATATTAGAAAAGTCCGCTAAGAAATATTGGGCAAGCATAGAGAAGGATGCTGATAATTACAGATTACTACAAGAGACTTGGGCTAACGAATTTAAGTCTTTAATCGGACAAAAGGCTACTAAAGTAAAACCATACAAGATTGAGAAATCAGATGCACCTTACGCAGTAGTTATGTCTCCAACAGACTTGCACTACGGTAAGCATGGATGGAAGGACGAAGTAGGCGAAGAGTATTCTTTAGAGATTGCTCGTGAGCGCCTTCTTTCTTCTACCGCTAATCTAATCAGTAGATTTGCGGGTAGGCCGGAAAAGATTATTGTTGCTACGGGTTCTGATTGGTTTCACATAGATAACGAAAACGGCGGAACGACAAAAGGCACACCACAGGATATGGCGGGCAGTCCCGCTCAGATTCTAATGGAAGGCTGTAAGTTAGCAAGAGAACATATTGATATGCTTAGGGCTGTGTGTCCGGTAGAGGTAGTATTCATGCGCGGTAATCACGATAGGCATAGTGCTTTGGCTCTTATGATGTATCTTGACGCGGTGTATGAGGATACTGACGAAGTGCAGGTTGTATGCGACCCTAAGACTCGTCAATACCTACACTACGGTAACAACCTCTTAGGTTTTACACATGGAGATGGTGTGAAGGGTAATGACCTTCCTGCTCTCATGGCTACCGAAGAAAGGCAGGCTTGGGGAGACTTGGAGAACCACACTTGGTTTCATGGGCACTTGCACCACATGAAGACTACTGAAATGAACGGTGCTTTGATTATGCAGTTACCAAGTCTTGCAGGCCACGATAGATACCATTACAAAAAGGGTTATACAATGAATAAGGCGGGCATGAGCGCGCATATAATAGATAAGGAGCAAGGCGTTATAGGCCATCTCTTCTGTCCGGTGGTAAGACATGGTTGAATGGGTATCTGCTGAATGTGATGGTTGCGGGTGGAAAGCCAACCGCATGATGAAATCTAAAGCAGAAGCAGGTATCTGTCCGTATTGTAATCAGAAAAAATTGAGGCCGATGTAATGAAATTCAACACAGACTTTGCTATGGCTCGTTCTCGTGATGATGTAGAATACTTTTACAAGTGGCTTGGTTATACTTGGGGCGACCACATTGGCGAATGGATGGATATGTATGGAGAGCGGGGTGATGTGCAGGTTCATAGAGTCTGCGTTATTGCGCCACGAGACCACAGTAAATCCACTACTTTAAGGGTTAAATTATTACACAGCGCTTTGTTTGAGAAGTGGCGGGACAAGCCCTTTACTTGTTGGCTGTTTTCCGCAAGCAAAGACTTGGCTGTAAGAAGACTTGAGGAAATAAGGGAAGATATGAAAAGACACCCGCAGTTAAGTAGATACTTAGATACACGCAGAGGGAATAAACTTGAATTACGATTTACTAATGGTGCATGGATTCGTGCTACATCGGTTGGTTCGGCTATACGCGGAGAACACCCCGCTTGTATTGCCTTTGATGATGTATTGGATGATACAGGCGACCAAAATTTTGAGGGGATAAGGCAATGGTTCAGAAAGAAAGTTACGCCTATGCTGAGTCCGGGCACTTCGATTTACTGTGTGGGCACGCCCATGTCTATGACTGACCTATACCACACAGAGATGTTAGATAACGATACTTGGAAAAGCGGCACATGGTCTGCTGTGAAGAATTGGGATGAATACAAGGCTGACCCCGAAAATGTAAAGGCTATCGAATTATGGCCGGAGTTTAGACCTGTTGAATTCTTACTTGAGCAAAAAGAGGCTATGGGTGAGTTATCATTTATCCAAGAGTATATGTGTAAGGTTATAGACGATGAGGCTTCGGTATATCCTCGCTCTTTAACACACAAGCAATTAGATTTAGATGTTACATTAGGGCAGGAAAAGCAGGACGATTGTAAATACGCAATTGGCTTTGACCCTGCGCATGGTCTCGGTAAGGACTATTCCGTTATGATTTGCCTAAAGCAAGATTCTGACGGTTTTATTCACCTTGTAAATATATGGAGAAGAAATGACTTCGCACCGGACAGGCAAGCGGACATGATGATAGAGTGGAGTAAAAGATACGGCACACCTGCGTTTGCGGTTGAGGCAGTAGGCTTCCAACAGATGTATGAAAGTCTGTTATCACAAAAGGGCGCTATGATTGACTACCGAGAAAGCAAGGTAAGCAACAAGACCTTGAAGCAAGGCTTGATGAACCGTATGAGAGTGTGGTTTGAGCGTGAGATGATAATATTCCCGTATGGAGATGACGCTACTCGCAGACAAGTCAATATACTGCTTGAAGAGTTAAACAGTCATGCTTGGAGAGACGGCGAAATCATAGATTTGGGTAGGCACAACGATTGTGCTATGGCCTTAGCACACGCATTAGACCAATTTACATATAGGACACCGGAAATGCCTTCCGTTTTCAAAACAATGCGGAAAGGAGAATGGACGGGCGGACAAAGAAGAATCAATAGGTCGCCAACAAGTTTTGGCGGTAAAGTTATGAGAAGGAGAAGATAATATGGCGGGCAAAAAACCAAAGAATAGAAGAAGGACGCACAGCAAGATAACGGGAGTAAAATTCAATCGGCAAGACCGCTCCGTAAGAGCGCATGGCCCACTTCCCAAGAGGCAGACCTACCAAATCCACATAGAGAATGTGATAAAGAGCGACTTCCTAAATGAATGGCGCACGAGTGAAGAATTTGCTTGGGAAGCATCGAAGGGCATTCCCAAAACATGGAAGCAGATTACACCTTCCGTTCTTGGGCAAATTGTAAGACCCATGATTGCCGACCAAACGATACTGCGCAAAAAAGATACGCATAACGGCCAAAGGGTAGCCTTCTATAAAAAGTCGGTTGGGTATAGAGGCAAGTTTATAAAATAATTTTGAAAAAAATTTTTAAAAATTTCTCGTGGTGCTAACCATAAGGGTCAAATGGAGGGGTCAAATTAATGGCGAAGCCCTGCGGTGGTAGGTCGCATCCTCTGAGGCCATTAGGGGCGCTCTATCGCTCTCTAATGGATACGGATTGAGATATTCAGCAGTTTAGCCACTTGCTGAGGTGGTTGCGTCAATCTTAGGCTATTGGTTGCCTTCGGTATCGAAGACCTGCTTCCTCTAATTGAGGAATGAATGCAACATCAACAGCGAAGTCAATCAATTCGTCATTGTTCCATGAATGGACAGCATCAACGAAGACCACTTCTCGCCATACTTGAGCATCTCTCGACATTGCTCGATATGTCTTGGCTTCCTCAGTTTGTCCGAGTCTCTCAAGTGCCCATGCTACTTTGTGAGCAGAGCGACCGAGAGGCATCATCCACACCTTAGCATTCGACCCATTGCGAAGGTTGCCCTTCCTAAGTCGTGGTTGGGTAATTCCGAATCGTGCGTCTCTCCAATCGAGAACGCCCCAATTTGCTCTTACGAATGGGATTAATCGAAGGCAGGATATACCACCCTTGATTCCCTGTTCGTAAGCCTTAGACTCGCCATCTCTCAATGACTGTCCTTCTCCGGTGTTCCATAATCGGCCATTGCAGGAACGGCAGATAACTTCACCCTTAGCGAACCATGCTCCACATGAACATCGGGTTCTCATTGCTGAGACCCATTCAATGGCGTTGTGCTTCATAAATGAAGCACGAATCCAAGCAGGCGACACCATTTCGCTCAATGAGCGGAATGGAGCGCTTCCATGTAGAACCAAGACTTTGTGGTTCATTGAAGGGATTTTGAATCCCTCCTTTCGGAGACTTCTGGAAGTCTCCTTGACCTTCTCTACGGCATCCGCAGAGAGGGCGTCTATCAGCAGGCATATGTTCAGTAATACAGTATTCATACTTGTTCACCTCATCAATTGGGAGATAAGCACCCCTTATGATAGTGTCGCCGATTAGGGGCTAATTTCGGGGTTTTTGCTTTTTTTCTGACCGCGCCAAGCGTATTTTTTGTAGCCTAATTTTTAGGGTTAATTAATAACTAATTTTGGCCTTTTTTTGTAGCATGATTTCGGCCTTTTTTTGTAGCATGATTTTTGGGTTATCTATGCTACAAATTATTATTTTTTTGTAGCATATTATTAATTATTAATTTTTGACGATTTTTTATTAATTTGCTATGCTACAAATTTTTTTTTTGCTATGCTACAAATTTTTTTTTTTGTTAAAAACCGCTTGCTACAAATTTTCTTCAGAGTCTAAAAAAGCGTATGCTACAAATATTTTCAAAGTCTAAAAAAAGCCATGCTACAAATATCTTTGCGCCCTAAAAAAGCGAAGCCCGCCCGAAGGCGGGACTTACTCGCTTAATCCATTAAGGTGTAACCGTCTTCAAAGAGGCTGTCCATGTAGTCGTTGAACCCGCATCTATACGCAATGGGGTCTAACTCCTTCAATACGCGAGAGGCGTTGAATGTTACTCCAACCTTTACCTCTCCGTATATTTCGTCTATCATATCATCATACATTTCTTCGGCTTGTTCCATGCTCAAGTAAGGCATGGTTGGCGGTGGGGGTATTCCCTTATAACTCTTTTTTGTAGCATAGCGCGGTTTGTTTTTCGCTCGCGCGCTTGCGTTACAACCAACCATGCTACAAATTTGTATCTTAACTCCTGCGTCTTTCGCGCGCGTGTTGTGTAAGGGGTCGGTGCTACAAATTTGTAACTTAGCGTTTAGGGGGTAGGGGGTGGGTATGTTAAGCGTTGTTATGCTACAAATTTGTAGCGTTGTTACTCTGTGCGTTTGCCCGCCCGCGTGTGTCGCTATGCTACAAATTTTTTTAGGGGTTAAAAAAACCTATGCTACAAATATTTACACAGTAAAGCGTAAGGGGGGGCAAAGCCCCCCCAAACCTTTTCAGTAATCTATTTCGACTTCCCCATAAATCATTATCCATTCGTCATGCTTGCACTCACCGCTCTCTACGCCTGTGCATTGCGCCCAAAACCTGTATTCGTAGGTTTCGTAGCCCCAATCGTCTTCCATATCATAATAGGTGTCTCTACCCATTAATTCACGGTCGCACATTACAAGGTCGCTTGACCCACAGCAAGGGCATTTAACGCCATCTACGGCGTTTTCAAACGCCTCTTTTTCGTGGGGTTGCTCCCACTCATAGGAACGCTCTTGAGCGTCCCCGCAGTCTGCTTTCATTTCATATCTCATATCTTCCATATTGATACCTCGTTCTATCGGGGTGGGTATCCCCTTATAATGTTTTTTTGTAGCATAGCGGGGAAGCAATAGCGAGTAGGCAGACCACAAATTTGTAGCATAACTCGTGGGGGCAACGGGGGGCGGGGAACACAAGCGGTCTATGCTACAAATTTGTAGTCTAATACAGTAAGGTGCGGGGGCGTAGGGTTAAGCGCGCTATGCTACAAATTTGTAACCTATATACTTACGCGCCGTTGCGCGCGCAACGCTCACGCTATGCTACAAATTTTTACGGGCTAAAGAAATTATGCTACAAAATTTGGCCTCTCGCTCATGCGGGCTTAGGCCACGAGGCTGAAGCCCCGCAGGTGTAGCAATAAACGCCGGACTCGTCCGGCTCTACTTCGGGGAATTCATCTGTCCCCTTACAGCAGGTGCAGTCGTATAACTCTAATATGCCTTTGTAGGTGAAGACTATCTCGCCTCTCTTGCTCATGTTTATCGGAGCGGGTATCTACTTATAAGGTTTTTTTGTAGCATAAGTCGCGCGCTTTTTCGCTTCAGCGTG